CAATCAGAATTGGCTTCAATTCGGGGATCAATCAATCGATTGCGATCAGCCGGGTCCAATCGTATCGATCAATCACACCACGGATTGCGCCTCGATCGGGGCGTCAATCAGGAGGGATCAAGATGTGACCTTCGATAGCGAGGCGGCGATCATCGCGAACGATCTGGACAGCCTGCTGCACCGGATTGAGGCGCTGCAGGCCCATCCGAGATACACCGAGGCCGGGCAGGCGGTGCTCGCCGCCCGGGACGCGATCAAGGCCGGACGCCAGGATCTGCACGAGACAGCGATGCGCGCGCGATTCGACGCGATGGATCGCACCTGAATAACCCTTGCCATGCGGGCGCTCGACGGGCGTGCTGGCGATCAGGGACCGGAAGCGTCGGTCTGCCCCTGATCGTGCAATGAGCCGGCGCCAGGGCCTCGGCGGTCCTGTCCCAACCGGGCTGTCGTCGGTAGCACGGCGGCGGCCCGGGGCCGGGCAATTCGAACCCTTTCCATTTTGGAATGAGTTCGCGAGTTCGGCGTCATGACGTAGCTCAGCGGGAGAGCGCACCGTACCCTCGGTGAGGTCGATGGTTCGAATCCATCCGGAAGACGCTGATTCAGTTCGGGAGAGCGCGAGGAACCGGACCTGCGCCGTGCGCGGGAGAAGGGACCGAAGCCCAGATTGCAGGCCAGCAGTCGAACAGCGTCGAATTGAGGATCGAATGGGCCGTCCGGCAGCACGCCTCGGATCGCTGAAGCCGAAATTGGTCGCGAAGGAGCATCGGACGCTCTTGCCGCGGCCGAAAACCGGTGATCCGGAGACCAAGACGCGCGCATTCGAGGCGTGGCGCAAGCAGGTGCTCGATAACGCGGGCTGGAAGTGCCAGGCGCCGGGTTGTGGGGCTCAAGGTGGGCGCGGAGGCGTGATGCTGTACGCCGACCACATCAAGGAGCGCCGCGATGGCGGTAATCTCCTCGATCCGAAGAACGGGCAGGCGTTGTGCGCCTCCCATCACACCAAAAAGACGGCCGCGGAGCGCATGAAGCGTCACAGCGACCGCCACAGCCCGGGATCGGATTGATATGACCACCGAATTGATTGGCGATCCTCAGAACGCCGCCAAAGAGATGCTCGAGGCCGGCGCAAAGGTGCTTCAGAAGCGCATCAGTGAGTTCCGATGCCGTGCTCGCGATGCCGATCGGCTGAATAAGATGCTCACGGCGGAAGCTGATCGCATGGATGAGCAACTCCGCGCCGTCAACAACTCGATCTATCTGGCCGAGTGATGGCCGGGCGTTCGAAACAGTCGGCGTCGAAGGCGAAGCGGCCGGTCGGGCGTCCTCGGCACGTGCCCACGCCTGAAACTCGCCAGATGGTCACGGAATTGATGGCCGTCGGGGTGATCGAGGGCGACATCGCGCTGCGCCTGCGCCTGGATCAGAAGACCCTGGCCAAGCACTACGATCAGGAACTGCGTTTCGGCCGCGTCGAGCGCCGGGCGGAGGTGGTCGGCCTGCTATTCAGCGCCGCGCGCAAGGGCAACGTCACCGCGCAGAAGCACCTCGAGGGCATGACGGCCGTTGCCGGTGCCGAGAATGCGCTCAAGGGCGCCGATCTGCCGGCCCAGCCCCGGGCCGCGCGCCTCGGAAAGAAGGAGCAGGCGGCGATCGAGGCGCAGGCGGCCGGCGCGGGCACAGATTGGGCTGGCGATCTCGGCCCGGCGCCTGAGACTGCGCACTGATTATGTGGAATCTGGCCAATCCGAATTGGGAAAAGCAGCTTCTGGCGGGGCAACCGCTCGTGCCGCAGCTGCCCCTGTTCGATGAGCCGGCCGAGAAGGCGCTCCGGATCTTCAAGCGGCTGCGCCTGCCTGACGTGACTGGTACGCCGACCATGGGCGAGGCCGCCGATGAGTGGCTGTTCGCGATCGTGCGCGCGCTGTTCGGGTCGCTCGATCCGGTGACGAAGCGCCGGATGGTCCAAGAACTGTTCCTGCTGGTCCCGAAGAAGAATTCGAAGTCGTCGGGCGCCGCTGCGATCATGGTCACGGCCCTGATCATGAATGAGCGGCCCCTGGCCGAATTTCTGCTGGTCGCGCCGACCAAGGAGATCGCCGACATCTCCTTCAAGCAGGCGTCGGGCATCATCACCCTGGATCCGGAGCTCAAGAAGCTATTCCAGATCCAACGGCACATCCGCCTGATTACGCATCACCGCACCAAGGCGATGCTGCAGATCAAAGCGGCCAGCACCGACGCGATCACCGGGTCGAAATCGACCGGGATCCTTGTCGACGAGACCCACGAGTTCGCCACCAAGTCGAATGCGGCGGACGTGTTCCTTGAGGTGCGCGGTGCCCTGGCGGCCCGCCCCGACGGGTTCATGATCCAGATCACCACACAGTCGAAAAGCCCGCCGGCTGGCGTGTTCAGGGCCGAGTTGCAGACCGCCCGGGACGTGCGCGACGGCAAAATCGCCCTTCCGATGCTGGCGGTGCTGTACGAACTGCCGGAGCGGCTGCTGGTCAACGACGGCTGGAAGGACGAGTCGACCTGGCCGCTGGTCAACCCGAACCTCGGTCGGTCCGTGTCGTTGGACTTCCTGCGCACGTCCCTGGTGGCGGCCGAGAACAAGGGGCCTACGGATGTCGCGCTGCTGGCCTCGCAGCATTTCAACGTCGAGATCGGCGCCCGGCTGCGCGGCGATCGGTGGCCCGGGGCCGAGTTCTGGGAGAAGCGGGCGGATCCGACGATCGTGGAGCTCGAGGATCTGATCGCGCGCTGCGAAGTCGTCGTGATGGGGATCGACGGCGGCGGCCTGGACGATCTGCTCGGCGTCAATGCGACCGGCCGCGAGATCGGCACCGGCCGGTGGCTGTCGTGGTCCCATGCCTACGCGCATCCGAGCGTTCTGGATCGCCGGCCGAAGATCGCGCCGACCCTCCGCGATTTCGAGGCGCGCGGCGAGTTGACGATCGTCACCGATGCGCTCGAGGACATCGACGGCGTGATCGAGATCGCGCTGACGATCAAGGACGCGGGCAAGCTCGGAGGTGTCGGCGCGGATCCGGCCGGCCTCGGCGATCTGGTCGAGGCGTTCAAGGAGATCGGGATCACCCCGGAGAACGGGCTGATCGGCGTTCCGCAGGGCATCGCCCTGATGAACGCGATCAAGACGACGGAGCGCAAGCTGGTGTCGCGCCGGCTGCTCCACTGCGGGTCGACCCTCATGGTCTGGTGCGTCACCAACCTGAAGATCGAGCCGACGGCCACCGCGATTCGCGCCACCAAGCAGAATGCCGGCGACGCCAAGATTGACGGCGCGATGGCCCAGTTCAACGCGGTGTTCCTGATGATCGACGATCCGCAGCCGCTCGAGTTCGGCGGTTCGGTCGACGACTTCCTCGAAGATCCGCTGGTATTTAAGGCTGCGTGATGGCTGGTCTGCTCAAGAAGGTCGCCGCGCAGCTGATGGGATCGGTGGGCCTCACCGACACCCGGCTGATGAATTGGGCCACCGGCGGCGAGACCTATTCGGGCGAGCGCGTCACCGTCGACAGCGCGTTGCAGCTGGACACCGTCTTTGCCTGCGCGCGCCTGGTGGCGCAGACGATCGCGACCCTGCCCGTGATGCTGTACCAGCGCGGCGAGGGCGTCGGGCAGAGCAAGGTGGCCACGCAGCACACCCTGTACCGGGTGCTGCACGACAAGCCGAACGCGGACATGACCGCGGTCGAATTCTGGACCTGTATGGTCGCGTGCAAACTGCTCTGGGGCAACTCGTACGCCTCGATCAGCCGGCGAAGCGACCGCAGCGTGATCTCGCTGGATCCGATGCGGCCGGATCGGGTGCAGATTGATCTGCAACTCGATGGCAGCCGAACCTACACGTACACGTGGAATGGCGTGACCACGGTCTATCAGGAGGAGGACGTGCTCCACCTGAAGGGGTTCACCCTGGACGGCATGACGGGCGTGTCCGCCATCTTCGCCGGCCGGAACAGCCTCGGCACCGCTATCGGTGCGGAGCGGACCGCGGGGCGCATCTTCAAGAACGGGATGCGGCCGTCGGGCTATCTCAGCATTCCCGAATTCCTGAGCGGTGAGAACCGGCAGAAGGCCCGGGACTACATCAAGAGCTTCCAGGGTTCGGACAACGTCGGTCATATCCCGATGTTCGAAGGTGGCTGGAAATTCGAGCCGTTCGATCTCCCGCCGGACGACGCGCAGCTGCTGCAGACGCGCGCCTTCAACGTCCAAACGATCTGCCGGTGGTTCGGCGTGCCGCCGACCCTGGTGGGCCACACCGAAGGCTCAACCACCTGGGGTACCGGCCTCGAGCAGATCAATCTCGGGTTCCTGCAGTATACGCTGCGCCCGCACCTCAAGGAGATCGAGCAGGCCTGCAATTCTAAGCTGCTCCCCCCGGCCGAGCAGACGCAGTATTACACCGAATTCAACGTCGAGGGCCTGCTGCGGGCCGATTCGAAGGGCCGGGCCGAGTATTACGGCAACGCGATCAACCGGACGTGGATGACGCCGAATGAGGTGCGCGCGCTTGAGAACCTGCCCCCGGTAGAGGGCGGCGATCACCTGCTGACGCAGGGCGCCATGATGCCCCTAGACATCTTGGTCGAGCAGGCCATCCAGGCGGCTGTCCAGTTGGCGATGGGTACCATGGGCGGCGCTCCGGAGCAGGCCGACGATGGGGAGCCCGGCGATGAGACATCGCAGGAGGAGCTCGACGCGGTGAGCGACGATGATCTGAACGGGCTGTTCTCGCCCGAATATGCGGCACAGCAATGACCCCGTCGCGATCTCGCACCGCACGTCGTGCAGCAGGGCCTACTGCAGCTGAAGGCAACCCGAATTTGCCGACGATCGGCGTTTCGTCCGCGGTCCGTCGCGCCTTCAACAACGCGTTGCACCCGCGCGATGGTCACGGCCGATTCCGCGACTCCGGCAATGCGCAGCGTCCCCGCCCCAGCCGAGGCGGCGGCGAGCAGAAGCCGAAGGAGACCGTCGGCGAAAAGGCGCTTAAGACGAAGGGCGTCACCGGCGAGGACACCATTCAGGTGCTCTCAAGCCGCGTGCGGAAATACAAGGGGTTCACCACCGTCGAGTCCTTCGTGTCGACGCACCCGAAGGGCAGAGCCTACGCGCTCCGGATGCTCGCCGCGGATCAGAAGGCTGGCCGCATCGGCTTCGTGGCTACTGATGCTGCTGCCGCCCCGGCCGCGCTGTCTGCGCCGCAGAAGGACGTGGCACCGGAAGCGCCGAAGATCACAGCGCGGGATAGCACTAACCCGGCCTTCCTGCCTGCGGAGGGGACCCCGGAGCGCGAATTCCACAACGGCATGCTGCAAGCGGCCAGCGTGTTCGGCGATCGGGCGAAGCTCGATGTTTCTTATGAGAACGGCAAGCCGTACCACTTTAAGGTCGACGTGCTGAATGAGGCTGGCGACGAAGAAGTCGGTATTATCGAGCGCATGGTCGGCCAGGACATTAAGGGCGACAAATATATAGATCACAGCATCTTCATGCTGGACGACAAGCTGCAGGGCGCGGGGCAGGCGAAGAAGTTCCTGGCATCCTCCGTCGAGGCCTACAAACACCTCGGCATCGACAAGGTGAAGGTGCATGCCAATATCGACGTTGGCGGCTATGCGTGGCTCAAATATGGGTTCAAGCCGGATCGGAATGGAGTTGCGGCTCTGACCGAGCACGCCACCGGTCGGATCGATGCGCTGCACAAGGCCGGCGTGATCGACGACACCACCAAGGCGCACCTTACGCGATCGGTCAATTTCGAAGACTTCACTTCGATGATCGACATCGGGGGCAATCGCAAAGTCGAATTCGAGGGCAAGAGCCAGAGCATCGGCAAGCACCTGTTCCTCAACTCTGACTGGACCGGTGAGCTCGATCTGCACAGCCGAACCTCAATGCAGGCGTTCAACAGCTACGTCGGAGGGCAGTGATGGCGGGCTCGCGCGAGTTCTACCGGCCTCTGCCGGGTGGCGGCAAAGAGGATGCCCATCTGCATGACGGCATCCTCGACAACCCGGAGGCCGATCGCGCCACGCTGATCGCCACTCGGCAACGGCTCATTGCGTCGGGTGAGGATCCGGCACTGATCGAGGCTCTCTATCCGCTCGATGGCGACGAGTGATGCCGCGCTGGATCGCTCAACTGTTCCGACGCCGACGGGTCAGCATGGTCCAGGGATCCCGCCCGGGCTTCCTCTGGGAGAACTACCCGGGCCGGTGGGTGCCGATCGAGCGCGCGCTGTCCTGCCGGTGCGACGCCTATTCCGAGTTCGGCCCCGTCCATACGGACGACGGCCTGCCAGTCTGAAGGAGAGCACCATGACCACG